TTAAATCGCAATTAAATCTTTCCAAGTAGCAGATCCGCAAATACCATCCACTTCCAGAACTTCTTTTCTGGATTCCTGATAAGCTTTCAGAGCGTAAATCGTGTTTGCATCTGCTGTCCATGTAAGTTTCAGGGCTTTGCCGTTTTTGCCTTTAAAGCCCCTGGCTCTTAATATTTCCTGTAAGAGAAGCACAGATGTATTTTTGTCTCCTGCTTTTACTGTCTCTGGGTTAAACATGTAGCCGCCTCCTTCTGGGTTTGTTGTCTTGTCTGTTTCATCTTTATCTGCAGATAAAACAATTGAATAGTCCGGTGTACAAAATTTTGTCCCCGGAAGATTACTGTTGTAATAGCTCTTCTGGCACACCCCGCCACCATTTGCCACGATACCGGATGCTCCGGAAGTATTTCCCTCAATCGTCCAGAACCTGTCTCCGGCTACTTTTGTTATAAAGCCGGTGTGGGTAAATGTATCGCCGTGTTTAAATATAACAATATCTCCAACTTTTGGATTGGCATTTTTTACAAATAAGACGCCTAAGGTTGGGCAGTATACATACGGCCAGTGTTTTAAGAGTTTCTTTGCATTATCCAGACCAAAAGCTTTCATGAAACACCAGGAGATAAACGCTGCGCACCAGGGCTGCCCCTGATAGGATGGTTTTATATCTCTCCAATATTTTGTATAGTTTGCTGATCCGGCATTTCCAGTCTTGCTGTCAAGCTGGCTGTTATTTTTCTTTTCCAGGTACCCGATCTCTTCTTCTGCAATTCCCAGAACTACGTTGATAGCTTCACTCTTTGTCATAACTGTGTTTTCCTTTTTTATATCTTTTGCTTCGTTATAATCTTTGTAAAATATATTTCTATCTACAGTTCCGCTGATGCCAGGTATCTTTGCTTTACTGGAATACTGCCAGCCCACACCAAAGTCCGGCCGGAGTCGTTCCTGTAAAGTACCGTTATCTAATGCCGGATAACGTGCGATCCAGAAATCATATTTTTTCAGATGGCTGCAGATTACATTCAGGTACCAATCCGCATTGCAATAAATACCAAATTTATATCCCGCTGCCGTGATAATCTTTTCGAATGCTTCTGCCAATTTATGGATCTGTTCAGCTCCAAGGCTTCTCTGATTATTCCATTCCAGATCCAGCCAGACCGGATGCTGCAGTTTTCGCCCGTTCAGAACTTCCACGACCTTCTTGGCTTCGCTCTGTATCTCTGCAACTGTCATAGCATAGGAATACTTATATGCCCCAACCGGGATATTGTATTTCCGGCATTCAGAGAAGTTCTGCTCAAAGTAGCTATCTATCACGTTTCCCGCTTCTGTAATCCGCAGGATTGCGAACCCCATGCCGTAATCAGCAACTGTTTTCCAGTCAATTTTCCCTTGCCAGGCAGATACATCAATTCCTCTTATTTCCATGTCCGTCTCCTTTCATAGAGCGAAAAGGGATGGTTTCTCATCCCTTATTCGTCTTTATTTGCCTGTTTTACAATCTGGTTCACGTATGTAGAAAGACCGGCAATCAGTATTCCCTGTGTAATCGCTGTAAAAATTACCATTGCAATATCCTGTCCGGTACCGCAGGTGCAGGTGGCAAACACATAGATCGCGCAGATTGCAATGCTGATTCCGCCAAGGATAAGCGGGATGTACTTATCCTTTACTGCCTGTGCCTGTTTGAGTGCCATTCCTACGAAATATAAGGCAATAGCTACTACGATGAGTTCCGGTTTTACATAGTTTGTGATCTGTTCCATAATCATTCTCCTTTTCTTTCCAGGTCTTCTATTCTATGATTCGCAACCTTAATATGTTCCTCCTTTCTCCGCCTTAACCGGCGGCTTTTCTTTCGTAATTCATATTCAGAAGAATTATATCCTGTCTCTGGATGAGCAGGCATTTGATTTCTTCTTCTGACATATCACTGGCTTTATGCTGAATTCCATTAATACGGATATTTCTTGTTACCAGTTTTAATTCTGACATCTTCCTCACCTCTTCTTTATGGTATGGGAAATGATATGTATGAGTTACTGTTTATACAAATTTAAGCAGTTTGTCGAACGACTTTCGTTGACTCTCCTCTCATATGCTCTTATCCTGTAAGTACAGAGTAGTGACCTACCCGAGTACATACGATCGGAATGTCCTCAATAGTAAGTTTCAACAACTGTATTGCTTTACAAATATCTATCTGCTTCCATGAACACATTCCATTCATCTTTGGTGACAATATGCGCTCCGACCATCCCATTGCACTTGCGAAGTTCGACTGAGTGTTAAAAATCTCCACGATTCTTCCTCGTAGCTTGTTATAATCGAATGCCAACTTGATACCTCCTTTCCGGTTCAAGCTTTTGAATTATCTGTGTAATATCACGTCGTCCATTTTCTGTCAACATAAAATTCAATTTTTTTAACTTTTAGGTTTTTATTATTGAACTTTTGCATAATATGTGTTATATTTCAATTACGAAAAGGAGAACATTATGAAGAAAGAAAACACTGCAATTCGTTTAAAAACAATAATGAATATGCGCGGACTTCGGCAGGTTGATATTCTTAATTTGACTGTTCCATATTGTCAAAAGTATAATGTAAAAATGAATAAGTCAGATATAAGTCAATACTGTTCTGGAAAAACAGAGCCTAACCAAGAAAAGCTTTTTATTCTAGGAAATGCATTGAACGTAAGTGAAGCATGGCTTATGGGTTTTGACGTTCCTATGGAAAGAACTCCCTATAAAGCAGAATCTGTTCAGAACTCTTCCGTCTCTGCTCAGTGCAAGGAAATCATAGAAATCTGCAATCAGTTGTCTCCTCATAACCAGAGAAAGGTTCTCGCCTACTCTAAGAACCTTCTCTCCGCCCAGCAGATGGAAGAAGATCTTCTTGCAGCTCATACCCGGACGGATGTTGAGCAAACACCCGAAGGTGTTCAGCATGATTTGGATATTATGAATGATGATTCAAAATGGGAGGAATGACATGGCATTAGATATATTGGAATTGCGTAAACTATGTATACCTAAAAACATTCGTATTACACTCCACGCAGCTAAAAGGCTGGAACAGCGTAGGATATTCTTAAAAGATGTAATAGCCTGTATTATGAATGGAGAAATCATCGAACAATATCCAGATGATTATCCTTACCCCAGTTGTTTGATTCTGGGAATGAACATCGAAGATAAATATCTTCATGTAGTCATCGGAAATCACGAATCGGATTTGTTCCTTATAACAGCTTATTTCCCCAGTTTTGATAAATGGGAATCTGATTTCAAAACCAGAAAGGAGAATGCATAATGACTTGTTTTTACTGCAAAGGTAATATTGAATCTTCTACAACAACTTACATGACTGATTATCAGGGATGCTATATCATTATCAAGAATGTTCCTTGTGAAAAGTGTTCTCAATGTGGGGAAGAATACTTAAATGGTGAAACACTTGAACGAATTGAAGAAATTATTCAAAAAGTTAAAGGTATGCTGACTGAAATTGCAGTTGTTGACTACAAGCAAACAGCTTAGAGAGAACCGTTTTATTTTAATCGCTAAAGGGGTGATCCCAATTGAATTACGAACAATTACTGACTGCTGCCGATCAAGAAGGGTTACTTGTTAAAGAACAACCTCTTACTGAACATGATGGCCTGATCCGCGGCAGTCGCATAGCAATCCGAAAGGATATAGAAACACAAGCAGAAAAATCCTGTGTGCTTGCCGAAGAAATCGGGCATTATCGCACCAGCTCCGGAAACATTTTAGACCAGAATAAGGTAGAAAGCCGAAAGCAGGAATATCGAGCTCGGCTTTATGGGTATAATCTAAAGATTGGACTTACCGGTCTGATCAGCGCTTATGAAGCAGGATGTGGGAATCTTTATGAGATGGCTGAATATCTGAACGCTACGGAAGAATATTTAAAAGAGGCTATACAGTGTTATCATTCTAAATACGGTGTATACGCTGTTGTTGATAATTATGTTATTTATTTTGAACCATTTGCGGTGATACATATGATTTCATCAGCAGATTAAAGAACGGAGCTGTTATTACCAGATTCGCTATTGGAAGAATATAGAGATTTTACTATTGAACAGATGTCTAGAATGACTGGATATCACCAAAAGCTCATAGAACTGCGAATGAGTTCTTGAATACAGGAGGTTTTTCACATGAAAAAGACATTATTAAAATATTTTACAGTTGCCCTAATTACAATCAGCACCATATCTATGCCGCTAACTGTTAAAGCAGCTCAAAAAAGTAACATTTCCATTCGGCCAAATGTAGCATACTCTAAATATGACATCACCGGTGATGGCAAGGCTGATAAAATTCGAATAAATTTCAAGTCGGAATCTTATCTGAACATTGAGGTGAATGGCAAAAAAAGTTTTAGTTTAAACGCCCAAAACATATATCTTGTAAATGCAGATCTTTATACTCTCAATGGAAATAAACATTTTTTGAAGCTAAAATGCCAAGACATTGATAATGATCACATTGATTACGACAAATTATTGACTTATAAATCTGGAAAACTTGTATCTGCTGTCAATTTAATGTCGCATCGTAAAGGTGCTTTCAATGCTCGCCATAATAGTTTTACTCAAAAAGTTGGTGCAAATTACATTCAAATCCGTATGCAGTCAATGCCAGGAGGAGTCGGTTCTATTCAATATACCATAACTTATAAACTTTCCGGAAGCTCTCTGAAGCTTTCCAAAACTACATATCCTGTCACTTATTCCAAATCATACAATCCCCTTCTTGGTGGACAAAATATGTGGAAATGTGCAAAATCATTGAATATAAAGAACGCCCCTAACGGAAATATTATCTATACAACAGATGCTTACGAAGTATGTACTGTAAATAAAATTAAATATTCTGGCGGCAGTGCCTATATATATATCCGGGCTGAGGATGCTGATATTTCTGGATGGGTAAGATGCCCTAATTCCTATACAAGCAGATTTTTTGAAGAATCCCTGTTTATTTAATTATCATTGCATTCAATAATGTCTTCAAAAAGTGCCCTTACTGGTAACAGCAACCAAACATTCTCGTTTGAACAGATGCCTCGAATGACGGGGAATCACCAGAAATTGATTGAATTGAGAATATCTAATAATTCAGATTTAGATCCGAATTATTTAATATTCTTTCACCTTATAAAGACATACATTTCAATGGTCAAAGCATATTTGATGTTTTGGGTTTTCCAAACGATTTGCTTGAACGTTTAAATCAGCTAATCACACAAAAATTCATATAAAAACCGCCCCTGCTGGTAACAGGGACGGATCAAGAATCTCCGAAGAGATCCAGTACTTTAGCAAAGATATTGTATCATCTTCGGAGCAGTTACACAAGTCGAACATTTGTATATATGTGATCACATCAATGGATTAACGAAAGGAGTTTTCATTATGCCATTACCCAAAGAACGGATTTATACAATAGATGACATCTACGCTCTTCCGGATGGCGAACGTGCAGAGCTGATTGATGGGCAGATCTATATGATGGCACCGCCTAATACCAGACATCAGGTAATCGTCGGTGAACTGTATGCTACTATCCGCAATTACATTAAAAGTAAAAACGGATCCTGTAAACCATATGTTTCTCCATTTGCAGTGTTCCTGAATGAAGATAACAAGAACTATGTCGAACCAGACTTAACAGTTGTCTGCTCACCGGACAAAGTAGATGAAAAAGGTTGTCATGGTGCACCTGACTGGGTAATTGAGGTTGTTTCTCCTGCTACCCAGAGTAAAGATTACGGAATAAAGCTGTTTAAATACCGTATGTCCGGAGTCAGGGAATACTGGATCATTAATCCTATGAAGGGGATTGTAAACGTTTACGATTTTGAAAATGAATCGGGTACCGGATTATACTCTTTTGATGATGAAATTCTAGTATGTATATATCCCGATTTATCAATTGTGATCTCTGAATTATTATAATAAAAACCGCCCCTGTTGGTAGCAGGGACGGCTCAAGAATCTCCGAAGAGATTCCGTACTTTGGCAAAGATATTGTATCATCTTCGGAGCAGTTACACAATCAGAACATTTGTGTGGCTGTTATTTTTATACTTAAAATTACATATTTTATAAAACCGAGGTGATATTTATGAGCAGTAAAGTGGCATGTCTTTACATCCGCGTCTCGACAGAGGACCAAACAGAACTTTCTCCTGATGCGCAGAAACGTCTTTTGCTGGATTATGCCCAGAAGAATGACATGATTGTTTCCGGAGACTTTATCTTTACTGAGAGTGTTTCCGGCCGGCATGCACAGAAGCGCCCGGAGTTTCAGAAGATGATTGCCCTGGCGAAGCAGCCCTCTCACCCCATTGATGTGATCCTGGTATGGAAATTCAGTCGTTTCGCCCGTAACCAGGAAGAGTCTATCGTATACAAGAGTATGCTCAAGAAGGATAATGTAGACGTGATCAGTGTATCTGAACCATTGATCGAGGGACCTTTTGGCAGCCTGATCGAGCGCATCATCGAATGGATGGATGAATACTATTCCATTCGATTGTCGGGTGAGGTCTTGCGTGGCATGAAAGAAAAAGCCCTGCAAAAAGGCTATCAGACATCTCCCTGTCTTGGCTATACTGCAGTTGGACATGGAAAACCTTATATCATTAATGAAGCTGAATATGCCATTGTCTCTTATATCATGGACCTGTATGATAATCAGAACTTAGATGAAACAGCTATTGCCAGGCGTTGCAATGATCTCGGATACCGGACAAAACGGGGAAAACTCTTTGAACGGCGCAGCGTTGACCGGATTCTTGGAAATCCCTTCTATTGCGGAACTGTTGTCTGGAACGGAGTGGAATTTGAAGGAAACCATGAGGTACGTCTTTCCAGGGAACGGTACGAAAAACGTCAGAAGCTGATCACTTCCCGGAAACGCCCGGTCAAGGCACGGAATGTCTCTGCCTGTAAGCACTGGCTATCCGGTCTTTTGAAGTGCTCTGTCTGCGGGGCCACGCTTTCTTACACCGGTAATAATAAGTGTCCTTATTTCCAGTGCTGGAAGTACGCAAAGGGATTTCATAAGACTTCTGTTGCCTTATCGGTCAAAAAGGCTGAAGAAGCTGTGATAAGTTATTTTGATCATATCTTAGATGGGGCAGAATTTACATATGTATGTAAAAAGAAAAAGACTGATCATTCACTGCAGATCGAACAGTTACAAAAAGAAATCAGTAAGCTCACCATGAGAGAAAGCAGAATCAAAGAGGCTTATGAGGCAGGCGTAGATACTCTGGAAGAATATAAGAATAATAAGGACCGTCTGGTATCAGATCGGTTAGAATTGACTGCTGCCCTTTCACAGCTATTACAGGAAGAACAGGCAGAGCAGCCTGACACAGAAGAAATCCTGAAAGAGATCCGTTCTGTTGCGGATGTCCTGAAGAATCCAGACGTAGGTTATGAAGAAAAGGGAAACCTGATCAGAAGTGTTGTGGAACAGATCATATATGATAAGGAATCCGGAAAAATGTCTTTTGACATCATTATTTCCTGAATTTCAGACTTCTATAAAAAGTGCCATTTCAGTCATTTTAACACTTTCGTAATATTTTTTCAGAATTGAAAATCCCGCAAACCCGCATAAATGTGAGGGTTTGGTAAGGATGTTTTTAAGATTTAGGTTTTGCGGTATAGTATGTTATGTACTATACCGCTTTTCCTTTCCACAAAGTGACCTTTGAATGGTCGAATACTCCGATATGGTTATAGATAATTTCAATTTCCTGTAAGCGTTTACCGCTGCTCTTATCAGGAGCATGGACAATAATTTTGTCGATAAACTCATGCACAATTTCTGGTGTGAGTTCTGTAAGGTTAGTGTACTTGCGGACTACTGAAAGAAATTGCTTTACATCCACAGATTGTTTTTCTTCTTTCTGTAATTCTTTCTCTAAGGAAGTCTGTTCTTCCTGCAAAGTATGCTGTTCTTCCTCATATCCTCTTGAAAGTTTCATAAAGCGTTCATCTGAAAGTTTTCCACTAATGTTGTCTTCATAAATCCGTTGAAAAATTTTGTCCAACTCCTGAATACGGGAATGAATTTCTGTAAGCCGCTTCTTCTTTTGCAACAGTTCTTTATTTCTTTGCCGCATATCCGTGTCCATTACCATCTGAACAAATTCATCTTCATAATCTGACACATAGCGGATAACTTCTTTCAGGTTTTCCAGTACAATTTGTTCAACTACTACATTACGAATATAGTGCATAGTACATGATTTTGAATTGTGTCGGTAATTGCTGCATACAAAATTATGTTTCTCTGCGCTCTGTGCCATTTGCCTATGAAATGTCATTTTGCTTCCACAATCTGCACAGTAGAGCAAACCAGAGAACATAGGCATATCCCCCATTTTGGTAGGGCGGCGTTTTCCAGAACGGATTTTCTGTACAATCTCAAAGGTTTCCTTGTCAATGATTGCTTCATGGGTATTCTCAAAAATCTTCCATTGTTCAGGACTGTTATCAATTTTTTTGCGATTTTTATAAGACTTAACATGGGTCTTAAAATTCACAGTATGTCCTAAATAGTCCATTCTTTCTAAGATATGAGATACCACAGTCGCGCTCCACAGATACTTGTCAGGTGGAAGAACGGTTCGTGGCTTTTCCCCATGCTCTAGCGCATAATAAGTAGGGCAAAGAATTTTTCTTTCCGTTAGAATATTGGCAATTCGTGTGGGTCCATAACCATTGACACATAAACGGAAGATTTCCCGAACCACTTCGGCGGCTTCTTCATCTATAAGCCATTCCTTTTTATTGTCAGGATTCTTCATGTAGCCATAAGGAGCGTGAGAACCGATATGCTCGCCTGCCATTCCTTTAGAACGTTTGACTGCACGGATTTTTTTGCTGGTGTCCTTTGCGTACCATTCGTTGATTATGTTACGAAATGGGGTAAATTCATTATCCCCCACATGACTATCTACGCCATCATTGACAGCAATAAAATGGACATCCATGTTCGGGAACATAATTTCTGTGTACATTCCCACCTGCAAATAATCGCGCCCAAGTCTTGACATATCTTTGACTATAACGCGTTTAATTCTTCCTGCTTCGACCTCTGCAATCATTCTTTGAAAATCTGGTCTGTTGAAGTTTGTACCGGAAAATCCATCATCTACAAAAAACACATAAGGCTGATACCCGTGCTCGATTGCATAACGCTTCAGGATTTTTTTCTGGTTAATAATACTGTTTGAATCACCCTCCTGTTTATCATCTTGTGAAAGCCGACAGTATAATGCGGTTAATTCCTCTGTTTGATTTCCAATCGGATAAATGGAAGTGATAGTGCTGTTTGACTGCTGTAACATAAATACCTCCTATCCGACAGTCAAACAGACAATGCTTTTGCAACTTTATTGTACCGCATTTTCTGTTTTCTGTCTGCCTTGTTTTATATCAAAATTATTGTTTCAAGTCATTATGGATAAGCCTTTTTACTTTCGTTACTGCGTCTTCCTGTGCCTGTTCTTTTGAGCGGGATTTTACCACATAGCAGGTGTTTCCTATCTGGTATTCCCGTATCATTTCAGGGGCAGGATTATTTGTATTTTCCATAAGATAACAACCTCCTGTTATTTTCTTTGAAGCAAACCGAACAGCTTTCGCTAAAGCTCATGGGAATCTCACCCCTGCATGGTTCTCATCCAGCCGTACCCTTTGCCAGCGGTGCTACATCATCACACGGACTAAGGCTGTACGGAAGTATCATTATCACGATAGAAGGTCATGGCGGCAGCTTTTGCGGGAAGCTGCTTATGGAACGCTGGCAGGAATCGCTATCCGGTTTCATCCCTCCTTTGGTGGGTTACGGCGTGCCAGCCCAACGGCTCTCTTTCTATCGAAACGTATTCGGCTGCTTTATGCTGCGTTGATTAGACGCTTTCTTTTTCAAGGAACAATCCGGCTTTGTCAGCCTGTTAAAATGCACTTTAATAGACTGGCAAGCTCTGTCTGGGAAGCATGGGCTTGTCCATGCTTCCACAGGAGAGCGTTATTTTTACTTTGGTTCCCTGATTTCAAAAGATAAAATCTTTGCAATCAGACGTGTTTCCATCCGGCGGCGTAGGGTTTCATCTACAACCATGTGGGTGTTCCCGTATTCGTCTTTCATGGGACGCATGGAACGGCTGGCAATAAAACCACTGTAATGGCGTACAATCTGGTTGACTGCTTCAATATCGCCGTCCGCAGCCCTTATAATCACAGGAAACGGAATCATAGGGTGCTTTGCTGTCATGCTTCTTCCTCCATAAATTTTTTGATAAATTCCAGTCCGGCGTGTCTTCTTCTCTGGATAGTAGAACGATTAACTTCCAGAATTTTTGAAATTTCCGTATCGTCAAATCCAAGAAAATAATATCTCAGGATAACGTCACGTTTCTTTCCATCCAGATTTTCCAACGCTTCTGCTAATAGGCTGTTTTCAATGCGGACAGTAAATCCGTCCATTTCAAAAGTATGGAAATGGGAGGGATAGGTGTCTTCGGAAGAAAACAAGTTGACGGTGTAATCGTCCATATCACAGAACAGGGTTTCCCGTTTACACTGTCTGGACAACGCTTTGAGATAGTCTTTGCGTTCATCCTCCATAGCGACTTTACAGATATAATCAAACTGGTTCTCTATGGTTGTCTGAAATTCAGATGGCTTCATCATTGCTCACCCCCTTTCCAGCCTTGAAAGGGAGCGAGTTGATAGGAATTTCTGCTTCTTTCTCCCTTTTCGCTCTTAGTCCCGACAGGACAGGGGGTGCAGTTGCGTTTTTGAATAAAAAAAATACACCCATTTAAAAAAATGCGTGCATAAGAAATAACAGTAGAATAAATGTGTCTTGTCAGTTCATATTCAAAGCCAAACTTTCCCGGTGGAGGAGCTATACTTTTTTTAATGAATGTAGCCTATGTACGTTATATAGCAGCAAAGAAATCCCCATAGCGGCAATCCTCCTAAATGCCGCTATTTATATTCTGTGTCGTCGTTGGTTCAGTAATAGACAAAAAGAAGCGGCGGCTCTAAAAATCAAAGCCACCGCTTCAAAAGCGCGTGAAAATCTGTCTGCGTTACGACGGCTTTTTTCTTTTGCCGTCGTCCGGCAGATAATAAGCAAATATTTTCTTTTCTTAATTTTATCAATATCAGCTTACTTTAAGATGAATTTTAGCTTACGGATTTGTAAGATAAAAAAGAGTGAGCAGTTTTAGAACTGCCCACTCAATAGATAATGTCAGATTATTGTGCGCTAATATTTTCGACGACAGACATTCGTTGTAACCGTTTTGCGGGTCCTTTAACTGCCAAAAGAGAAGTCAACAGTACAATGGCGATTATGAGTATAAGGGGAATAAACGGAATACTCCATGCTGTTCCCCAAATATTTGTTATAAGACTTACATAGATAACCCAGTGCATAGGAAGTCCAATGATACAGCCCCAAATCACTCCGCTTATTGCGTAGGTTCCTGCTTCTGCGATTATCATTTTTATAAGTTGGCGATTGCTCATTCCAATCGCTCGCATACTTCCGTATTCTTTCATTTTTGCGGCAACTCCCATATTGATTGTATTCATAATATGGAAAATGGTAATCGCAACGATAATAGATAGGAAGCCGTAAACAAGAACTGCAAAAGTATAATACAGATTTCTTTGCTGCTGCACTTGAGAAAGGCTGTCTGAAAATATCACGCCGCCATTAGTAAATATGTTTTTAATTGCGTTTACATCTTCACTGGAAGCGTTGTTCTCAAATTGAATGTCGATAATAGTATAGCCAGTTTCTCCGGTCAGTGCGGTAAAGGTTGCTTCCGAACAGAAAAAGGTTTCCGTACCCTTTACACGGGCTAAGGGGCTATCAGACAAAATTCCTGCAACCGTAACAGTTTTTTTCGTATTATTGATAGATAAAGTTATCTTGTCGCCAACTTGTACATCAACATTTCCCGTCTGTACGAATAGCACTTGATTTTCTTGCTGCATAACTGTTTCTATGGAACCTGCTACCAAAGAATCCGCCGCCCATTGAAATTGATTTTCCTCATAGGAAATAAGATTTGCATTGTAGCTTTTTCCATTATTTTCTGATGGAACATCATAAGCAAACATACGTCCGTATGCCCGCTTGACATCATTATTTTTCTTAATCTGTGCTAACATTTCGCTCTCAATCGAACAAGTATTAGTTTCACTTGCTATGGATAATTCCGGCGTATAAACCGGGGGCACAAAAGCATTTTGCATAAAATCAACAAGTGTACTGAACGTGAGAAACAATGTAATACAGATAGCAAATGCCCCTGTCATTAAAATGTAATTTCTTTTCTTTGCTTTTGCGTGATGAATACCCAATGCGGTTTCAATTTTAAATGTCTTTGTGTTAGCTGCTTTGTGAAACGTAGCTATTTGTCCAGCATTCCCTGATACAGCGGTAAGCGGAGAAACTTTTGCGGCTCTTTTTGCCGGAGAACGGGCAGCCAGTAAAACGGTCAGCAATCCTAACAAAATACTTGCGACTATACTTATCCAACTAATACCCCAAATCGGCATTGAAGAAAACCATTCTGGACTTATTACCCGCATGGCGGCAGACAAAATCCAGACAATCACAATGGAGAATATAATTCCAATGGGAATAGCCGTTTTACACCAATACAGCCCCTCTAAGCGTACAAATCGCATTATTTGTCTTTTGGTTGCCCCCAGACACCGGAGCATACCAAAAAATTCTGTTCTCTCTGCGACATTGCTGTTTAGACTGCTTGAAATCATCAAAATGCAAGTCAGCATGACAATAAGTGAAAGAATAAAGGCTACTTGATAAATCTGGTTTACACCTGTTTTCCCCTCTATTTGCCCTTGTATGCTCAAAAGAGGAGTATTTCCGGTTATCTGTTCATCAGTCAGATGATTGGCTGCTTTTATATCATTGATTGCGTCCGGTATATTGCATAAATGTGAAAACTGGGCAACATAACTTTCATTAGCGCTAGAAACAGCCAGCGTTCCTAAACCCTCTGGTGTCATTACTACAATCGGCAAATTCTCAGCAATCAAGCGTGAAGTTTTTGTATCATCTAAAAAGCCAACTATCTGATAATCTGCCACACTTCCGTTCGGATTATACAATTCAACTGTATCATTCAACAAAACAGAAGCAGTATCTTTAAGTGAAGAAGATATTGCAATCTCGTTTGGTGCGTCTGGATATTCTCCCTCTGCAATCCCGTTCAGAAATATATCTTCAAAAACCCTTTTATCTTGTGCGCTGATAGTAATAGGCTGTTCTTTAATAGAATATCCTGCTTCAGAAGAAACTGTATTATGCCACCCGGAAATTTTTACCTCTGGACGAGCTGAAATAAAGGAAGCTGTCTGCGAATCAATAGTATGAAACGCATAATGCCAGTTTCCGCTTTTCTCTATTTCGTGTTGCGTAACACCCTGTAAATACATATCGGCAAGACCAAACATGATAGCAACCAAAATAACCGCAAGAGTAATACAAATACGGGTCATTCTACTTTGCTTGCGGTGGATTTTGGTCAATATAGGGACAAGTTTAAGATAATGCTTCATTTGCTGTCCCTCCTAAGTCTGTAAGAATACCGTCGCTCACACGAAACACCCTGTCAACCGAAGATGTTAAATTATTATTGTGCGTTATCATCAAAATTGTTTGTTTAAAATGTCTTGACGCACTGATAAGCATATCAATAACGTCTTGACTATTTTTACTGTCGAGGTTTCCCGTTGGTTCGTCAGCTAAAATTAGTTTTGGCTGTGTTATCAAAGCTCTCCCAATCGCTACTCGTTGTTGCTGTCCTCCGGATAACTGGCTAGGTAAATGATAGCGGCGTTCTGCCAATCCAAGTAAATCGAGGATTTCGTTTACTTTTTTAGGGTCTGGCTTTTGATAATCTAACAGTAGAGGGAAAATAATATTTTGTTCTACATTCAGCTCAGACACAAGTTGGAATGACTGAAAAATAAATCCTATGTTGCGTCGTCTGTAAATTGTCCGTTTTTCTTCTTTCATAGAAAACAGATTTTGCCCGTCAATAAAAATAGAGCCTGAAGTCGGCATATCTAAAGCACCGATGCAGTTAAGCAAAGTACTTTTTCCAGAACCAGATTCACCTACAACTGCGGCAAATTCCCCTTTTTCAAGAGAGAAAGACACATTTTTTAAAGCATTTACTTTTGCTTCGCCTTTCCCGTAAGTTTTACATAATTTTTCAACTTTTAAAATTTCCATAAATCATAGACCTCCTTTCTTAAAGGATAACAGGAGCAGCTTACAATCCGGTGAATTTCACCTTACGATTTCGTAAGGAAAGAAACTGAAAAAGTAGTACCTTCATGTAAAACACTTTGAACAGAAATAAGCCCCTCTTGTCCCTCTATAATAGATTTTGCAAGAGGAAGTCCTAACCCAATTCCCGGAGTGTTGAGGGAATATTTACTGCGATAAAAGCGTTTGAAAATATGGTGTATATCTTCCGGGGCAATTCCACTTCCATTATCAGAAACTAAAATTCGTATCATAGTTGGTGTACTTTCCCAAGTAATCTTTATTATTCCACCTATTTCTGTATGGTCTAACGCGTTCTTTACAAGGTTCCCAATCGCTTCACTTGTCCAATCCATATCACACATAATAACTTGATTAGATGTTCCATTTACAATAATCTGTTTTTTTTCTTGTGTAGCTCTTATTGTAAGTTCACTGATAGCGTTTTTAACTAATTCCTGTATAAGACAGGTACGCTTGTCAAAAAGAATATTTCCAGTATCTAAACGTGCGATTTTAAGCATAGACAAAATAAGCTGTTCTATTCGTTTTAAGGCGGTTCCGGTTTTTTGCGAAAATTTTTTTACTGTTTCAATATTATCTGGTTCCGCTTCTATAATTTCTTGATACATCATCAAAGCTGCTAATGGAGTTTTCAGTTGATGTGAAATATCTGAAATTGTGCTTTTCAAAAATTCTTTTGTTTTATGTTCTGTTTCACTTTTGGCTTTAAGCATAGTTGCAAGCTGTTCAACAGAAGCAAATAAACGAAAAAGTTCCCCCTCACTGTCTTGCGGTAAATGACAAGAATAGTCATTGTTAATATAGTTATCTATAATTTTTCCAGACTGTCGATATAGATTATTTCTAATTTGTAGGAAAGAAATAACCCCAATGACAAGAATTATCACTAGACAAATTCCCCCTCCTAATGCTATACGCAAAAAGTGATATTGAAACTGGGAAAAATGTGGCAACAAGCTACCAAACGTATTTGTGGTAATTCCCAGATTATCTAAAAATTCCATTCCCGCGGTACTTATATCTGTGGAAGAAATAGCATTGGCAATTACTTCTTTTGAAACCGCCTGTTCCAACAAGGCAGATACAATAGCTCTATCATGTTCCAGATACATAGACTTTGCTGTATTTAATTGATTTATAGAAAACCATGTAGAAACTCCCACAAGTAAAATACTGTATATAGCAATAAAAAGAGAAAAGTGTTTTATTTGCTTGTCACGAAAAATATTCATACTTACACCTCTTTCCACTGATAACCAAAGCCGCGAATGGTTATTAAGCGCTGCGGGTGGGAAGCGTCAGTTTCCACTTTTTCGCGAAGCCGCCGGATATAAACCGATAAGGTGTTATCGTCAACAAAATTTCCTGTACCGTCCCATAAATCATTTAGAATAATATCTCTAGAAACAATGCGATTTGCATTTCGTACTAACAGACAAAGCAGACGGTATTCTGCGTTTGTCAGTTCTAGTATTTTATTGTTCAAAATTACGCGGCAACTTAAAAAGTCAATCGAAATGTCCCCACATTTCAATACACTTGCCTTGTCCTGAGGTGTTACTCCTGCACGTCGTAACAAGGCACGAATACGGGAACATAGTTCCCCCAACTTAAAGGGCTTTGTAACATAATCGTCCCCGCCGCAATCCAAGCCACGAATAATATTGACTTCTTCATCAGAAGCAGTCAAAAAGATAATCGGTATTTGTTTGTTATGTTTCCGCACATTTTTGCAAACCTCAAAGCCTGTTCCGTCCGGCAGTGTCACATCAAGAATAAGCAAATCGTATTTTTCGATTTGCGCTAATTGCTTTTCTGCTTCTTCAACAGTACGGGCAATATCAACGTAGAAACCATTTTTCTTTAGAGAGTAATACAACCCGTCTATTAAGCTAATATCATCTTCTAAAAGTAATAAGTTACTCATGCTTAAACTCCTTTCTCCTTGCGTCAACAGGTTTTTCTGCATCCTTTGGTATCAACCACATATAACCGATTTTTGAAACTCTCGGTATTCTATCTTCCTTACAAAGAATCTGTACACGTCGTTCAGAAATCCCCCATTTCTTCGCTGCTTCGTGGCAAGACATATATTCCATAACACCCAAGTCCTTTCTACAAATCATATCAGTATAATTATAGTCGGACATACGAATAATAGCAAGTGCAAGTCTATGAATTATTATGGCTATAAATAGGAACTGTGTAGACGTATTCAGTATGAAAGAGGAACAGTAGAATGTATATGGGTGAATAAATATGGCAAAAAGACCAACAGCTAAATATGACTTTAAGGCTTTCGGACAAGCTATCAAAGCAGCGAGAACCGAACGAAAAGAGAGCCGCAAGAAAGTAAGTGATGAAATGTATATCTCACCACGTTATCTTGCTAACATTGAAAATAAAGGGCAACAGCCGAGTTTGCAAATCTTTTATGAGCTTGTAACACGTTATGATATATCCGTAGACCAATTCTTTTTCCCAGATAAATCAGCGGAAAAAGATACACAACGCAGACAACTTGATACATTGCTTGATAGTATGAGCGAGAAAGGAATACGGGTAGTCACCGCCACAGCAAAAGAGATAGCCAAAGTCGAAACAGAGGACAGGTGAATGTCCAGAACAGAATTTTAATGAGAAGACACATTGTAATCTTTCAAGAAATACAATGTGTCTTCTGTATTTATATAGCTCTATTTCACAATCTTCCAGTTTTCCCCGTTCTTTTCCAGCACAAGGTCAAACTGCGATACCTGTGTTGTCATGGTCTGGTTATCCAGATATTTCACCGCAAGGGAAGCCGTCACCTGATTTCCGTTTCGGTTGTAGACCGGATTCACCAGTTCCGAGAAGATATATTCTTTCCCCACAGGTTTCAGCACGCCCTCATTCACATAATAGGTCAGCTCCTTTGCGGTTGCCGTAGGGTACAGCTTGAAAAAGGTGGTGAGAAATTCGTTGATTTCTTCTGTGGTGATGGAATCCACCGTACCGTCACTTTGTACCGTTTTTGGCGTATAGCCGGATTTTACGGGAACGCTGGTGATGGTAGGATTCTGGATAATCGTCAGGTTTCCAGAGCCGTCCACATAGACCGTCACCTGATAGGCGGAACGGACGGTTTTACCGGATTCCCCCTCTGTAATACGCTGTTCCACCGTATAAGTCACTTCATAATGCTGTTCCTTTTCTTCTGTGATTTCCCATATCTGAAAATCGGTCAGGGCAGACGATACGGGGATGTCCTTTCGGACAGTATCTACATTCAGGGCTTGCAGTTCTCCGGTAAGATACCCTTTTAAAGCGTTTGTCCGGTTATCAATGGAAGCGGCGGACTGTTCCCATGAATAGTAGACTTCTGCGAAATTCTCCACAAAGTTTTCTATCTTGTGGGTGTCGAGGATGGTTTCCTCAATTACTTTGGTTTCATGGACAGTATGAATGTCTATCGCCGTGAAATTCTTATAGACGGCAAACAGGAAGCTCACTGCCAGCAGCACCCACAGGGCAATTACGGTTTTTTTGTGGGTATTGACTTTGTAAACTTTCAGTTTCTTTTCTTTCTGCTTTTTCTGGTTATCCTCTTTTCTAATCTGAATCATATCGGTTCATCCTTTCTTATTGTTTGATTCGTCCGGCTCCGGCAAGGTGCTGTTGCCAGTAGGAGCCTGTCAGGTCTGCGTAGCCAATGGGATTTCCGGCATGGTACATCCGGTTATTTCCCACATACAGCCCCACATGGGTGATGTAGGTTCCGGCGTTGTAGGTGGAGTGGAAAAAGACCAAATCCCCTGTTTTTGCTTCGGACAGGGGGATGTGCTGCGTTACATTGTACTGTTCCTGAGCTGTCCGTGGCAGGGCGATTCCTGCCTTTCCATAACACCACTGCACCAGTCCCGAACAGTCAAAGGAAGTGGAGGGGGAATCGCCCCCGTACACATACGTCCAGCCCTCATACTTTAAGGCTTCGTCCATGATAGCCTGTACCGTTTCATCATTAAACTGTGCCACGGTCAGGTATTGCGATACCAAGAGGACATAGAACATATTTCCATAGGAATATCGCCAGCCCCCGTTTTTCTCTACCGCAACAGGGTTGGTGTAGGTGACTTTCTTTCCGCCGGATTTGTCCCTTGCGAAGCTCTCTGCCAGTTCAAAGGTGTATTTTTTTCCGTGTCCTGCCACATAGTCTAGGAAACCGCCGCCGTAATTATAGGATTGAATCACGCTGTTTAAGTCACAGCCCTTTGTTTCTGCCGCTGCGAGCAGTTCCGAGAAATACTTGCAGCCTTGTTTAATGGATTCCTCTGTACTCAGGGAGTTCGGGGGAAGCCCCAGAGATTCCGAGGACTGCATAACGTCTTCCAGCGTGCCGCCGGATTCCACCTGAATGATGGCGAGCAGTACATTTAAGTATTCCTCTATGCCATATTCCTTTGCATACTTTTCCAGCATAGGCTTATGGGCGAGGACTTCCTGTGATACGCTCACACCCCCATAGATAAGGTTTCCGCCGCTTCCGCCGTCTTCCTCATCCGAGAAGACAATCACCACCAAAAGGAGCAGGGAGAACATCATCACGAACACGCCGGAACAGGCAAAGAAAAGGTGTCTTAACTTCATGGCTTCTCCCCTTTCTTTTGTTTGGCAGCTGCTTTTTCCGTTTTTGTCCACTCCTTTCTGGCGGTGGTACGCCGGATGGTAAAGTTCGATTCTTTTACCGCAGGGGCAGCCCGTTTTCTTTCCGGTATCACAGGAGCCGTATCGTTATGGACAGGTCTTGCCGGACGGGGAGCAGCAGGTGTAGTAGTTGTCTTTTGTCTTTCCTCTGGTTTGTCTGGGGAAGCCGGAGGGACTATCTGGCGTTCTGTCCTTACAGGCGGTGTTTGTTCATGGTGGATGGAAGCCGCTTTTACCACCGGAACCGAAGCCCGTTCTGCCACAGTTCCCCCATAAGGAACCTGTCCCCGTTCCCTGATGGATGGGGAAGCAGGCTGCATGGCTGGTTTTCCTGCATGAATGGTATCTGCATGGTTTTGGAAATCTTCCGGCTGCTTTGCAGTAACAGGGCGTTCATGGACAGGAGCCGCTCCTTTGAGTACTTCGGAAGCTGTCTTTTGCTGTTGTTTTGCCTGTTCCAGTTCCGCCCTGCGTTCTGCAATGGTCTGTCTGCGGCTTTCTGCCTGTGCGTTTCGCTGTTCGGCTCTGGCAGTTCGGGTCTGGGTCACGCTGGAAGTAAAATCCCGTACTCCCTCTGATACCTGTGTTTTCCCGTGGTAAAGGGCGTACTTTGCATTGACGGGCAAATCCTTTGCCTGCTCCCGAAGCTGTCCAGCAGTATCGCTTATCTTATCTTTGGTATCTGCCACCGCACCTACCGCAGAGCCAGCCCGTTTCCATGCGGATTCCTTTTCCGGTGCTGCCTGCCCGTCTGGTCTGCTGTGGTCTGCCTGTGTCCGTTTGGAAGAACCGGAGCTGGAAGCAGTTCTCTGGTCTGAGCCAGCCTGTTTTCCTGCATGGTAGGCAGCCGTACCAGCCCCAAGAGCCGCCACAGAACGTCCTAACTTATGCTGTAAACGGTGCATATGGGCGTGCATGAGCATACGGGGTCTTCGCATGATACGGCTTCCCATGCTTTGGGAATCGCCGCTCTGCAAGGAGAACATCCCCATCAAATCCCCCAGCTTGAAATAAATTCCGGCAAAGGTCACTATCTGCAAGAACGCCGTCAGAAAGAACGGATATTCCCCAGACAGGTTGTAGAGCATGGTGGAAATACTGAACGCTACCGTGATAATCAGGGTGATTCCGGCTCTGGTAAGGATGGTATTGAACAGTTTCGTAATGGCACGTTTTGACATCCCCTCAAAAGAGGGAACCATGCTAAGGAGGAAGCTCACAGGCAGGAACATGGCATAGATGATAAAAAGCACCTGTGAAAAAATCATTATCCCCGTGAGCAGGAATACAAAAACGGAGATACCGATATTGAACATGAACAGGAAGAAGACGGTTCCCAATCGGTTGATAGTCTTTGTGATGGTAAGGTTCGTATTTTCCCTGTCTTCGATTTCCTCCACTACGATTTCTTCCCTGTCCTGCCCGTTGTTTTCGTCTGGACTGGTTGAGAGCAGGCGTTCCACACGGTCAGTCCCAAGGCTTTCCACATCCGAGTTGCCGTATTGCAGCAGGAGCCATGGCTGCTTGACCTGAATGGAAAACAGGCTGTCCCGTATCAAATACACGCTGTCTTTTCCTTGACTTTCCGAGTTCGGCAGCACAATCTTTGTGCCAAGGGTCAGGCTGGCATTGCTGATGTCTGCGGAAAATTCATTGATTTTCCCGATATAATCAGGGGCATAGGCGATAAAGGAAGCGGACAGCACGAACACCACCACGAAATTCACAACGGCATGGATGGCTTTTGTGGTTTCCCGTTTGATAAGCCCTGTGTAGGCAACGTAAATCCCCACTACCAGAATGAGAATCAGCAGGAACCCGACATAAAATCCCTCCGAGGACAAGCCGCCTGTGGTAACGCCTGCAAGGGTCTGCATATTTTTCCCAATGGAATCCGCCGTAGAGGAAATGAAGTCCAGCGAGTAGGCTTCCTGAATCAGATACCCCGTGGCGTTGGAAAGGTACAGGCTGATTGTCCAGATAAAATTTGTGATGGCATACAGCCCGTACATCACCTGTTTTCCGATACCGTCCAGCCAGTTCCACGGGAGCCAGTCCCATCCGCTGTCCACATAAAAATCAAGCTGGTAGTTGTCCAGAGGATATTTGCTGTATTCGTTGGCAGCGTCCACCGTATCATCCACCAGTCCGGCAGCGTGGGCGGCTGTGCCGAAGACTGCCAGCAGCAGGAGGATGAGCAGGAGTGCCAGAAGCACCCTGCCAATCACTTTTCCTGCTATTTTCCAAGACAAGCCCTTTTTTTCTGAATAGGGAACAGGGAGTTGCTGCCCGTTGGAAGTTCTATGTATCACCATCATTCCACCTCTTTTCTTACGGGCGGTCTGGTATCAAAGGCATGGAACAGGTCTTCAAAGATAGGATGGAACTGTATCACTCCCACACGCCCGTACAAATCACTGATAAGGCACTGCCCGTTTTCCAAGTCACGGAGCCGCTTCTGGTTGTTTTCATCTTCGGAATCCACACCGAAAAAGGCGAGGGTCTTCTTGATTTCGTTGATGTCCGTGGAACGGAACGCAAACTTTAAGCCCAGATTGTTTTTCAGCTTTTCATCCAGTAAATCGTCCGTGTTCTGGGTGACAAAGTAAACGCCTGCGTTCATGGCACGTCCGGCACGAACCAGCTTCATAGAGAGGGTCTTGCCCTGTGCCACCTGTAAGAAGCTCCATGCTTCATCCAAATCCACAATCTTAAACACGCTGCGGTCGGTATGGATGAAGTCGAGGGCAAAGGTGCTGATTACAATGAGCATTGCCACGGAAAGCAGTTCCATTGTGGTGTATTCTTCAAACGAGGTTTCCTTATCCGGCAGCACCAAATCCGCCACCTGAATGATATTGAGCTGCTTTTCAAGGCTGATGGACTGTGTGACATCCCCATCCGAAAAGAGCAGGTGTGCAAAGTCATAGTCCGTAAAGGATTCAATATGGTCTGCTATGCTGGTGCTGATGGTGGTTCCCTCCGCCCGTAGTTCTTCAATCACCTTGAAAAGCCCCCGTTCCTCACTGTTTGTCACCGCACGGATGGCTTTCCGAAGAACAGGGAACTTTTCCCCGTCACGGCTGGAAATGCCCGTTAAAAAGGTCAGGATGTCGATTGCCAGTGATTCGGAATCCTTTGGGTTCTCCATAATCACATACGGGTCGAGTAAGCCCCTGTTCTGTTCCTCTGAGGTCAGGTTTACGATATTGATTTCATGGGCGATTTCCGGCAGGGTTTCTTTCCAGCGTCCCCGTTCTGCTTTCGGGTCAACAATGAGTGCCTGTGCCCCAAATAATACACAGTAGTAGACAATCATGTTGTTACTGAATGATTTTCCACCGCCGAGGGAGCCGACAAAAGCGGCAGCAAGGGCGTTGGTGACAGAGCCTTTTACCCCTTGACTGGCAAGGGCAGGCTTTAAGTACACGTTTCTTCCCGTATCAAGGCTGTACCCGATATAAATACCCTCCGGTTCCCCTAACATCTGGGTTGCCCCGAAGCCAAGACCAGCAAGGAAGTCGCTGGTGACATACTGGATGTAATCGTTCAGATACCGTTTGCTGGCAGGGAGAAATTCCCCATGCAGCCCCAGCATATCCCCAAAGGGGCGAACCAGCTTCACGTTCAAATCGTCATAAAAATCTTTTACCTCATTGCAGCGGCGTTTCAGTTCTTCCAAGTCGGGAGCCGTCACACGCACCACATAGGACAGCTTATACATGGATTCCTTGCTCTGGTCTAAGGTGGATTCCAGCTCATTTACGCTGTCTAAAGCGTCCACCACGTTTGTACTGGTTTCACTGTCATTCTGCCATGCGTGGTTGTCCAAATCTTTCAGCTCTTTTTTCTTGTTCCGCACCGTGGAGAGGGCTTTCCGGTTTGTCACAATCTCCACATTCATAGAGGTATCAATGGGAAAAGTGAATTGCTGCTGCTGATAGTAAAAGATTTCCGAGGATGGGAAGTCCAGTTCCCCCACAATGCTGTTGATGGTGAAGTAGGCGGCATAAACCGTCCCGTCTTCCTGTTCGATTTTCAGATACCGCTGGTTTTCCTCTATCAGACAACGGGTGGGTTTGATGAGGTCATAGTATTTCACCAGCGTTTCTTCCTGAAACCGCTTCTTTGGCAGGTAATACTCATAATCTTCGTAGGCGGTTCCGGTCTGCCCGTATAAATGCTCAATCAGATAACCAAAATCGTCCTTATCAAGCCGCCGGACTTTAAAGCGGCGTGAGATTTTACTTTCCAACAGTTTTTCCATCTTCTGAAACCGCCAGATTTCCTCATTGCTCATGGAAACAAAATCCCCCATGAGCTTGTGGTTGACTTCATGGAGAAAATCGGAAACGGCGGTCTTTGCTTCCCTGCGAAACTGCTTCATGGTGACTTCCTGCTCATTGACAAGCAGCTTGAAGCCGATAAAAAAGCGGTAGTCCACCTGATTTTCCCCTATCATGGAAATCAGGGCTTCGGTCTGTGCGTCAATCTTTGCACAGGCAACGTCCTTTAGCTTGCCTGTCACTTCCTGTTTGGAGCGTTCCTGTGCCGCCCGTATGCTGGATTCCGTGCTGATTTGCAGGGCGTGAATCTTCCCGTCCCTGTTCTGGGCGATAAGCTGCCGGAACGAATCGTGTACCTGATATTTCTGTTCAGGGCTTAAAAAGGAATAGTTGTAGGGAAGCAGCTCATAGTAAGCAAAGCACTCCCCATCATGGTTGAACACAAGGTTATTTTCGATATACTTAATCGGATATGCCATAAATATCACTCCTTACTGCCGTGATGGGCTGTGCCGGAGATTCCTTTTCCAGCTTCACGGGCTTTCCTGCATAGGTCAGTTTCGGGCGTACCAGATATGCCAGTACGGATTTCAGGAAGCCGTAAGGCTTCTTCCCGTCAAAGGTCTTCTGGCACATGAACCAAGTGAGGGCAAAGGGTACGCCGAAATATTTCAAAAATGCCCCGTCAATGAACGAAAGGGGAGGGAGGTTCCCCAAGAGCATAACTGCAAACACCGATACCACGAACCACGCCATCTGTGTGAACGTGATGGGGAATGGCAGCTTAAAATCATTGATGGAATATAGTACCTTTTCCACCGACCAGATACTGGTATAGCTTCGTATTTTTTTCATGTTGTCCGTCCTTTCTAAAAGATGGGGCAGCAAAAGCCGCCCCTGAATAAAAAAGCCGCCTGTATTTCTTGAAAGAGATACAGACGGGTCTACCGTAAGATTTCATATACGCCGTGGTTTGTGACAACAAAGGTTCCCTCCAATTCCATGTCACGCCCATAGGCTGCATAGTCGATATAGTTTTGTAAGTGTGCCGGAAGTTCCCCAAGCTGTCCAGTTTCTTCCAGATAGTAGCGAGCCACATCCGCCATATCGTCACAGCCGGAATGGCAGATAATATCGTCTTCATGCTCACAGAGTTCTTCGATACTGCCAAAGTAGGATTGCAGCTCTGATAGTTCCTCCTGAATGTACTCCGGTAAGTCCTCCACCATTTCACACAGGCGGTTGACTTCCTCAATGGGGGTGTATTCGTCAATCTCAAAGGGCAGCTCATAGTCATGGATGGCGTATTCCTCATACTCATCATTCAAGCCGATACGTTCCTTGACTTCCTCAAAATCCACAGGCGGCGTAAACCATGCCCCCACCAGTTCGCCCTCATTGTATTTTCCTAAGTTGGCAATGTAAATCCGCATTTCTTCCACAGTGTCACCTCCATTCTCCGTCAGGCTTCTTTTGGGGAGTTACGCTCCCCAAGCCCCTAGTGGACTTCCGCTATGAAGCAATCAGAGCTTGCTCCATAACGGAAGTGTGATATGTTTTTTCTATGCACCGATAATCTTATTGAACAGTTCCAGTAAAATGTCCTTTACACCGTCCGCATTGAAGACCAGACCGACCGCTACAAGGGACACCACCAGAAAACCGATAAGTTTGGAAAATTCCCTCTTAAATCCAAGGTACAGTCCAATCACCACGATTGCCAGCAGCACAAGGGACTGGGCGTTGGATAAAAACCAGTTGTAAAGATTCTGTCCGAAATTCATAAAAGCTCCTTTCTTTCTTGTAAGATTCCTTATGTTTCAAGATTGCCGCCGTTAAAGCACCACCTCCTTTGCAGCGGCGGCTTGCTGCTTCAGGATTTTTTCATGCTTCTCCGTCAGCCTTGCATGGGTGATGATGTCATGGACAATCTGGGTGTGGTTCATCTTATCCAGACGGAGAGCCAGCTTTAAGGTGGGTGCTACCTGATGGGAGAGCCAGTGCAGGGTGCGTTCAAAGGAATAGGGTTCCGGTTTGGTTGTCAGTTTCAGGCTTCCCCTGTGTTCCCCGATAAACCACGCCCATTCCTCACTGATACGCCAGTCAGAACGGGGCTTTGTATCGTCCCTGTCCACGAACCGGACATAGCGGTTGATGATTTGAAAGGCTGTCCGTTCTGGATTGTCATGTTCTAACAGGTCACGGATGGCGTAAAAGGCACGCTCATTTTTCAGCCGGATTTCAAAGCGGTTCTTTACCTCTGCGTCCGCAATGGGAATATCATGCTTCTTGTACTGCTCATAGTCCTTTTCGTAAATGCAGAAGTACACCTCACTTTGGAGGGAACCAATATACAGGGTGTTCCCCATACATTCTTTTTCCCCACGCCGTACCAGTTCGCCGCTGCGGTAGCTTTTGAAGCTGCGGAAGACCGAGATACATTCCTCATTCCGGCACTTCTCTGTCAGATTGGGAATGTTCAGGATTCCCGTTTTGTCATTGATAGCGAGGTCAAGCCGCTTCGTCACGCCGTCCTCCATGAGAACGTCCATGAAAAATTCATACCAGCTCCGTTCCTGTGCCAGCAGATAGCTTTCAAACTGGCGGCAGCCACGCCCTTTCAGTTCCAACAGCACCCCTTTTTCCAGTTCCGGTGATACCAGAACGAAAATATCCCCCAGATAGTAATGCTCCGTGTAAGAGTAGAAGCCGTAGTCTTCATGGATAAAGTAAGGCAGTTTTAGCCGAAGCACGTCTTCCACGATATGCTTCACATCCGTAGTGGGAAAGCGAATCCGCACATAGTCAAAGAGCATTTCAAGGGGATTGTCTGGATTGAAGCGTTCCAGAGCTTTCGTGATGGTTTCCTGTAATGTTTCGGATGGGTGAGCCTTGCCCGTTTCAATATCGCTCAGGTACGGACGGGTAATTCCGGCAGCTAAGGCAAGTTTCTGTTGTGAGATACCGTAAACTTCCCGTTTCTCTTTGATGTCCCGTACCCATGTTTCTTCGTTCAGCGAAAATCCCTCCTGTCTAAAAAAGCGTATGTCAACTTTCGGAGCCTTGTTGACATACGCCGGATATGGGAAAAATCCCTTGTGTACCGTGGGATTCTGCCCTGTTGTTTGGTTGTTGCCTGTCGATTTGTACCCCTCTGTTAGATACGAGGGGTTTATGCTAGCGTGCCTTGCGGCACACCAGCCACAGCAGGTCAGTCCGTTTCTGCGGCTTTCGCTTCGCACGCCGCCTGCACTCCCTGCCTGCTGTCTGTCAGTTTTTTTATTTCTTTGAGGAAATCGTGTCCTTTGGGTACTAGGGGTGTGTAAAACTCCGAGATAACGCTGGTTCCCACATCCACATAGCCACGCCCTTTTATCTGCTTTAGGAAGAAGTCCTTTGTGGTTTCCCCGAACATCATCCCATAGCCCATTTCCGACATCCGCCCCAGAGCCACACGGAAATTGAACTGGTCACGGATTCCATCCCCCAGATACTTTGCGTCTGGACGCTGGCAGGCGAGAATCAGGAAGAAACCAGCCTGCCGCCCAAGCATAACGATTTGTTTTAACTTGTTGAGGACAGCGGCATTTTCCTTTGTGCCGAGCATTTCCATAAATGCCACATATTCATCAAAGATAAGGAAATTTGCCGGAAGCCCCAAGTAAGCGTAGTTTTCCCCTGTCCGGTAATTCTCCATGAGCTTCATGTCTTCGCTGCGTTTCATCATTTCCTCATAGAAACGGTCAATACAGGCGAGCATATCTTCCTTTTTGTAGTACACATCCGGCATAACCTCCTGTAAGTCCGCAAGGTCGGCGTTTTTGGGGTCTAACACGAACAGGACAGCGTTGGTGCGGAGCAGGGCTTCAATGAGGGTCAGGATGAAGTAGGTCTTTCCGCCGCCGGTTCCTCCGGCAATGAGCATATGAGGGAGCTTGTCATACTCCCACCAGACATTTTCCATGAGCCGGAGTCTGCCATCCTTTGCCTGTACGTCCTCAATGGAGATACGGTTGGCAATGGTATCATAGAGCAGGGTGTACTCCACATAGGAATCCTTTAATTCCTTATCCGTCAGCTCACAGTACAAGCCGCTTTCCAGTTTTTTCTCCAAGTTTAAGAGCTGTTCCTGATATTTCCCCAAGGTGATTTCTACACGGATATGGAGCAAGCCCTGTTTCATCCGGTAGTAGATTTTGGGAAAGTAAGTGATAGTTTCTTTGGAACGGCTGGAAGACAAGTCCTTGAAAAAAGCGTCTTCCGTTCTCTGCTCCGATTCATACCACTTGTTTTCCAACACCATCCTTGCCAGCTTTTGGCGGTGGATGAGCTGCTTTACTTCGTCCCTGCGGTATCGCCAGAACAGAAGAACTGTTGTAAGACACACCAGCCCTGCCATGCCCATGCTGAATAACAGGTAAGGGATATTTACATCCTGTGCTATCTGGGAGAGGGGCACTTCCTGCCAGTTGGTTCCGGCTATTTGCCGGATATGAAACAGTAGGACAACCAGCAGGAAGACAGGGAACAGGGCAGCAAGGGCAGTATGGGACACAAGGTCTTTATCCGTGGGACGGATACGTTTTCCACGGGGGAAAAGCTGCTTCATGGGAACAATCCTCCTTTCCGTGATTAAAAATAGCCCATATAAAGCAGCGAATATCCTTTCTTGCTGTCTTCCATATGGGCTTGAAATAAAAAAGTATAGCCGGATGACTCCCTGCACAGACATTCCGGCATATAAACTGCCAGATTTTCCGGCGGCTGATAATCTTCTAGGGCTTCGATAAGAAGCTGACCTGCCATCCAGCAGTATTCCGGCAGAGAAACCAGCCGGAAGTCCTGTTCGTATTCTTCATATCCAGTAATTGCGTCCATACTTATTTTTCTGCTGGCGGTTCTTTCTTTGGCGGCTGCGGATTCATGGCAGCACCTTTTTTCAGAACAATATCATCCGCCTTGATGTACCAGTCCACCTCTGCCCCCTGAAAGGTAGCCGTTGCCACGGTATCTGCCACAGGATTGATGATTTCCACCTCTGCGTTGTAATCGAACTCCTTTAATGGCACGCTGGCAGGGATAGAAACCTGAATCATACGCCCCTGTCCTCTGGATTTTAAGTCATAGGTACGCTCCTTGATTTCTTCTGATACCGAGCCGTCTTCATTCTGGAGGTGAACCTCACGGCGGAGGGCAGAAAATTTCAATGCCCCGAATGTTGCTTCCTTGTCAATCACGATTCCGTTTGCTAATCTCATAGTCTGATGTCCTCCTTTTCCTTACACTTTTACCATATCGTCAGCGTGTAAAATGTAGTTAGTGAAGCCCCTTGTGCCGATTTTATAGCCCTCTGCGGTGATACGGGGATTGACGAGCTTCACACGTTCTTCAAAGTCAAAATGCTTCTCTCCGGCTTCGGCAGGGAGGATAACCACAATATCATCCGCCCTCTGTACGTCTGAATAAAGGTTGAAGCTGCGGGAGAGTACCGCCATGCGTCCGTTGATTCTTCTTTGTTCTGTTTTGTCTTCTCCGGCAAACTCCAAGTTGCCGAATGTCTTTTCCATGTTGGGGATAACGAATTTTAATTCCATATAGATGTACCTGTCCTTTCTGAAATAATATAGTTGGTTCGATAGTTTCTGTTGATGTTCCATCCGACAGCGGAGGGGAACGATTCTTTTCTGTCATACAATACCGCCTTTCTTATTCGTGTATGGTTTCTGCTATTCCTGCCATGATGTAATCAGCACACGGTAGGGCGATTGCGTTTCCAAGTGCTTTGCACCGTGCATTATCTCTGATGGGCTGTCCTAAATTTCCATATGCTGTCCACCCCTCTGGTAATCCCATCAAACGCTCACACTCCACAGGTGTCAAATTTCGGAGAACTCCGTCTTTTTCTTCCCCCTCATACCAGAATGAAATCATATTGACTGCTTTTGCCAGCAGAGTTGGAAAAGGTTCATCTGGTCGTCCGAAACTTGCGAGGAAAGCAGACTGGTTTCCTGATTTTGCAGCACTCCGCATACGCCGTTCCTGAAAGGGGCGGATGATGGGTATCTTCCCCCTTGTTTTATCAAGAGATATTCGACTGGCTCCGGCGGCGGGCAGCCCGTAGTCTGTGCAAGGCGGAGGAATCGGGAACATATTGCGGGGCTTAAATAGTATTTCTGCGGAACGCTGTCCTCTAAAATCTGCCACAAGGAAGATTCTTTTTCTTCGCTGAACAAGCCGGGGCTTTCCCCAATACTGGGCGTCCATGAGCCGCCAGCACAGGTCAGTTTTTCCCCCTCGCACCATACCGGCGTTAGCCCATCCTCCAGTAGGAGGCATTGAAATTTCGGTATCGGAAAATGATTGCAGCACGGCTCTAAAATCCATCCGGTCATTTGAAGAAAACGCTCCCATGACGTTTTCCCAAACAGCGATAACTGGATATAACCCATTTGTAGCACACCTCATTTCTTCTATAATTCTGATAGCCTGAAAAAACAGACCTGATTTGCTTCCAGCCAGTCCCTCACGTTTCCCGATTTTAGAAAGGTTCTGGCAGGGAGAGCCGAATGTAATAATATGGACAGGAGGGATGTGTCCTCCATGTATCTTTGTAATATCCCCTAAATGTTCCATGCCGGAGAAATGGCGTTTTGTTATGGCAATCGGGGATTTTTCAATCTCACTTGCCCAAACGGGAATGATTCCATTACGGGAAGCCGCAAGAGGGAACACGCCGATTCCATCAAACAGGCTTCCTAATTTAAGGGCACACAT